TCCTTCCCCGAAATAATCTATTAATATAATCTACGTATATAGAAAAGAAAACTCTATATGCGTAAAACTTTTAAATACAGACTCTACCCGACCAAGCTCCAGACAACCAAAATGAATAACATTCTGGAACAAGCCCGTTGGGTCTACAATGAAACCCTTGCACTTAGAAAAAATGCCTGGGTATCTGAGAAAAAATCTATCTCTCTTTATGCCAGTCAAAAAGAACTCACGAGCTGGATTTATAAAAAGCCCGAACTTAAAGCTGTTAACGCCCAAGCTCTTCAAAATGTTCAGGTTCGTGTAGATTTGGCCTTCAAAGCCTTTTTCAGGCGCTGTAAGGCCGGAGAAAATCCCGGCTACCCAAGATTTAAGGGCCAAGGCTGGTACAAGTCCATAACTTATCCCCAGACTGGATTCAGGCTTCATCCAGATGGCCTCTATCTTTCTAAAATAGACCGTGTAAAAATAATTCTTCACAGGCCTATTCAAGGCATAATAAAAACCTGTACAGTCAAAAAGACTCCGACTGGAAAATGGTTCGTTTATCTTTCTTGTGAAACAGAAAGACCCGAGCCACTTCCTGAGGCGGGAAAAATTGCTGGAATTGATCTTGGACTTTTGACTTATGTCCAGTGCTCGGACGGGTATAAAATCAATAAGCCCAGATTTTTTAATCTGGAACA